CAACCGACTGAACTGCCGCCATCATTCTGGATGACACAAACAGTACCACCAGAGCCAGTGCTAAGTATTTTAAGCCAGTCATTATCATTTGTACTCATTTGATTGATAGAAAAATTTCTGTTACTTCCTGTTTGGTCAAGATAGAAGTAACCCCCTGCATAACCTTGACCATCAAAGTTTACAGTGTTTGAATCTCCATCAATATCCATGTAGTTTGTTGCACCATCATAATCTATATCAGCATTAATGATGTTACTATCACCATTAATAATCCAATCTAAATCAGTATTACTTGACATAGAAGCTGTTGCTAAGTCTAGTGTAAATGTATTACTACTTCCTGTAGTTTGAACATTAACATTAGAACCGTCTGCTCCGTATGTGTTAGCAGGGTCTACTTGGATTGTAAAAGCATTACTGCTTCCATCAAAATTAAAGTAGCCTGTAAAGTTATCAGCCCATATATCTCCTAAGAAGGAGTTAGTTGAACCTATTTGATTTACATCTAGTGTCATAGTTGAGCCATCTAAATCTAGAGGGGTCATTGAACCTGCGGAAGATAGTAATCCTCCTATCAAGTTAGCTGAACCCAACTGTTCTAAATCTAAATTAGCTGTAGCACCACTTTGCTCTACATAAATCTCGTTGTCTGCCGCATAAGTTAATGTTGACAATATACTTAACGCAGTTATTATTATTATTTTATTCATATTCCCAATAGCCTCTATCTATTCCTATATGTATTATGTTTAAAACCCCCGACTCTATTGCCTTTTGCAAAGCTATAGAGATACTCTCATTCTCAGCCACACCACCTTCTATCTCTACTAGCTCAGTGCCAGTTTCAATAAAACGAAATATGTCTTGAGAAATACTTGTGGATAAAATACTTTTAGATACTAAAGTTTCTGTCAGTACTTCACCAGTTGATACGGATACTAGTCTTAATGATATGGTTACAGTATCTTCCCTATAGGATTTACTATTACCAATACCAAGATACCTTGCTCCGATACCACCAGATTGCAGATTAGCCTCGTAGCTAATCACGCCCCCTTGAACTAAAAGCCCTGCGAATAACAAAGGCTTTAGTTTACTATCTTCTTCAAACTCTTTACGAGTGCTTCTGATAAGTTGTCTTTCTTTTGTTAGGTCATCTAAACCTACACGTTCTACTACTCTGAAAAATTGACCGTTAGCCGTATGCTTAAAAGCCCTGATAAGAAATGCTTCAGGGGCTTGGGTGACTGCTGTACTAAACAAAGCAAACGTGCTGTTGCTTCTTCGTTGCCCTGTTAAGTCTTTAAAACTATTAGGGTATACAGCTATGGTAGGTTTGTTTTTAGCCGCAGGTAAATTTTTTAATTCTTCTGATTGTAAATCTAGTGTTGATGTCGGTTGTATTTTTTTAGTTAAAAATAAATCGTCATTAGCCTCAAAGACTGCACAACTAGAAAGTAAAAGTACCGATAGGCAAAGTAATAATCGTAGTTTCTCCATTCGCATCCACAATAGTAAGTGTTATATATACACCATCACTGCTATAAGTAATAGTGTTACCCTCTAATTCTATAGTTCCCTCTGAGCTAGGGTTTTCTCCAAATAAATTTTCAACTAACTGCCGTGATAGTTGTGCATAAATTCTAGACTCTAAGTTTCTGATGAACCGAGCTAGTGTTGTATTTTCTTTATCTCTTTCTATCTGGTCTTGTAAAGCTTTAAGCTCTGCTTTTAGGCTAAGTTTTCTTGAATGTTCTTGATTTTCAATCGTAAGATAATGTGAGCTTGTGTTGTTACCATTAAAGCTAGGGCTTTTAAATTTAAATACTACTTCATCTGCTAATGTATATCCTGACCATAATACTACAAACATACACCAAAAAAATATACAGAACCAACAGTTACGTTCTGTCTTACTGCTTCTAAATGTTGGTTTTAATTTCATTCTATCCATCCTATTAAAATATTAGTCATAATCAAGCAAGCACAAACAAGATTAATTAAAAGAATAATAGTACGTATAATTGTAATTTGATTTTCTACAGGTGCTGTATCTTCATCACTAAATGAGCCTAACGCATACTTCCATACTGTCCATAATTTTAACATTGTTAATCTTTTCGCCTATCTTTTTTCTGTGCTTTTGCTATTTCGTCTGTGTCAATTAAATTAGGTACTCCAAGTAAAGTTTTAAGGAGTACATCTTGTTTTAAAGATTGATTGTCTAATGACCTTACTCTATCTATTAACGATACAATAATACCATATTGACTATCAAGTTTTGTTGAAACTCTTTCTTCCATTGTGTCTAAACTTGTTTGAACCTTTTCATCTAATGTATCTAGTTTAGTTTCCATGCCATCAATAATTCTATTAATTAATTTAGACACGAACCAACCTAGACCCATTGCGGCGGCAATAGGAAACCCGACTTCTGTTATAAAGGTTACTGCTTCAGACATTATTCTTTAGGAGTATTTGATGCTCCAAAATAGAAACTAATTACAGCACTAGCTAAACCACCTAAATAACCAAGCACTAAATTAATAAGAGCTTCAGAGTTTTGTTCTGGTGGTTGTAAGGTAACAAGAAATATGTAACCCATAAATCCTCCGACAACAGTTACACCTATAATCCTTGCTGTCCAATCCTTTGAAAACTTTCCACGAGCATCTTGCTTGTCTTCAGTTTCTAATTTAAATACATCTACGTCCAACTCTTTTAACTGGATTTCAAAAGCTTGTTCAGCTTTTTTAAGCTCTAACATCTGTTCAGGCGTAGCTTCTGCTATAGCTTTCTCAATAGCTTTAGGTGTATTAGGTACTCCCAATACATCAGCTATTACATTTCCTGCCATACCACCCATAGGACCGCCTAAAGCAGTCCCTAACGTAGGAGCTACTGCACCTACTAGATTTTTTAATAAATTTTTCATTCACCTACTCCTATCACCATCATTTGTAATTCTCTACTACGTCCACCTACCTGATTAAACCAACGACTGTCTTCCATTTCAACAGCCATTTGATTCCAGTCTCCAGCTTTACAAGCCTTTAACATATTCTTAAACTTTGCAAGTCTTGTGCCACCTAAATTAAAACACATATTAACTAACACATGTTGTATTGGCTCTGGTAATCTATTAAAAGAAGGTACAGTACCATAGATATGTATTGCTTCTCTATAATGTTTGTCAAAGTCATCTTCATAATATAGGTCAACTACTTCTTGTTTAACAGGCGTACCTACTTCCCATGTATACTCAGGGTCTTGCGGCTGACAAAGGTGTCCAACACCTAAAGTTTTATAGCCTAAACTATCCTCATATATTTCAAGCACTTCTCCTTCGTGCCTTTTAATCTGTTCTTTACATTCTTGTATATTCATAATCCTAATCCTTCCATTTGAGACTTAAGCTCTCTATCTTCCAAATCTTGTACTGCTTCTGAGGATGCGTTAAATGGTAATCCTGTTTGCCTATTAATCATTTCGTCTGGTTCGTCTTTTGCATTAGGTACATTTACTATACCACCTCTTGCATATTGTTTAGCTTTATACTTTTTAGTTTTAGTAGTTGTTCCACGTGCCGCACTTCTCATTTCTTTACGTATATCAGGCGGTATTAAACCATAACCTGGGACATTAGTAATTAATATTTCTGGTATATTCTTTCTATATAGTATACCATCAATAAAGTCTTGAGGCAATGGACCTGCAAAAGTTTTTAATAATGATGTCAAATCTCCTGCGTTTCTATCATACTCATTATCAAACTTTGCGGCATAATCAAATGGACCATAACCACCCCACCTACGAACAGCTTCAAGTATTATTTTACCATCATCTTTAGGTAGTCCAGTTTCATAGTCTTTTAAATTTTCACCCTGTGCTCTAATAGTATTACCTACGTGGGCTACTGCTGACATTAAAAGAACAGTCGGAACTACTTTTGGTATAGACTGTGCTGGACTGTTAATTGCTTCAGTTGAAAATCTTTTAAGTATAGTATTGTTAAATACTGTAGGATAACCAGCAAACTGAACTAATAATTGTGCTGAAGGTGTTGAAAACCATAGTGGTCTATTAGCTTCCGCAGTACTCGGATTAAGAATAATTTCCTTAACAAATCTGTTAGCACCAGCAGTATATCTTTCGTGATAAAAAGATTGTGACCTTGCTAACTCATTATCAAATACACCATCTTTAAGTGAGTTTTTGTACCATGTAATTGCTTCATCAGCATCAATACCTAAATCACCTAACTGTGCAGTAAGATATTTTTTCTTGCTTTTACTTAAATTACCTTTAGAAAGTTTTTCTGCATTCTGTCTAATTAATCTTTTACCAGTTGTAAAGGATGCAAGTTGTACAGCTTTTGTCCACTGTGTAAGTAAATTAACTTTAAAAAATCCTTGTTGTAAATTTTTAGCTACACTTCCATGTAGTCCTTCACCTGCAAGACCTTCAAGTCTTTCTTGTACTGCTTGCTCTAAAGCTAATCCAGTTTGATATAGTTCTCCCCAAGCTTCATCATCTATATCTTTTATACCTTTAACTCTTTGACGTAGTACACCTCGTTGAAAACCTTTAATACTTCTGTCAACAATACTACTACCTTCTTTAACTAATGCTGTTGCAATATCACCCAATACTCTAGGAGCATCTGATTTACCTGCCCTAGTTAAAAGCAAAAAAGGTTCTGTGATACTTGATAATGTAGCAAAAGGAAGATGAGCCATTTGCTGAGTTAATTTACCCCAATCAGCCGCACCTCTTGCCCATGCATTTTTTTTCAATACAGACTGTGAATCAGTTTCAATACCTGTTACACGCCTATGCATATTTCTTAACCTATCAGCAACGGCTTGAGCTTCTGTCATGCTCATACCACTACCAGTTAATTCTTTTATAATAGGTTGTATTTGATTATTATCAAACTCTACAATGTTTTTACCAAAGTAATTACTTCTTTCAATTGCTCTAGCCGCATTACTAAAATAATCTTCTAAAATAGTTTGTGTATCACTTTCTAAAACAAAAGCAATTTTATTATCATCAATATTTGTAAAACGTCTAGCTTGTAAATAACCTGATGAATCTCCAACAACTTTATTTTTAGTCATCATTTTAATTTCAAAAGGTGTCCATCGCTGTTGTAACATATCTTCAACAATACGATTAGCCTTTAATTGTTTAGCTAATTCTTCATCACCACCTGCTTGTTTTAAAAAGTTTACTCCAAAAACTTCTTCGTCAATACCTACTGCATCTTCTTTAATACCTTTAACTTGTATGTTATCACTAGTTCTAATAGTAATTTCATCTATATCATTTAAAGGATTAGCATGTCCAGATTCAATTAAAATCTTTTCAAACTTAGCTCTATTATCTTTATTAGATAATGCTTTGTAATTAAATAGTCTAGGTAAAAAACCGCCTTTGTTTACAGTACCACTTTTAAATAAACCAGCACCATTTAAGTCAGCATATGTTTTATCTAATAAATTTCTTAATCCTGATGTTCCATCAAACTTAATACCAGTTTTAGTAACTCTACCACCATAAGAAACTGCAAGGTCTTGAGTAACTGTTATGCCTTCATATTTTTCACCAATTAATTCTCTTATCCAAATTTTACCATCTATAGCTTGTGCTTTTGTAGATACAATATTTTTATCTCTTAACAAAACATTAATAGCATCTTGTTGGTCTTTAGCAAGCCTAGCTCTAAATCCTACACGGTCTAACACGTTTAAAGATTTAGCTAATCCATATAAATATTCACCAGTTCGTGTTCCTACAGACAAACCATAAGAATCTTTTTTAACAACATTCTC